TCTGTTACGACTTCTTTATTTGCTTCAGTCATTGTCTTCCTCGTTTTGATAGTTGCGCGAAAGGTCTTGTACTTCTCTTAATGCAAGGCCCAGACCTCGAATAGCCCCACACATATCCCTGTACTCTGCATAGTCTTTAGGACCAGCGGTTTCCATGAACTCTATTGCCATGTCCTTATGGACTTGGATTCTATCTATTAGCACGTCAAAGACGGTTTTAGCCATACTTATTCTCCTTGGTTAGGCTCTTTTGGTTTGTTTGCTCGTTGCATTGCTTGCAGCGTTTGGGCTGCCTTCAACGTATGGTTGTTCTTATTAACCTTACTTTGTTGAATTGTTTTAAGAAGATCAATCTCGTTTCTATTAGAGGCTTGTTTTTCTTGTGATGATGTAGAGTTATGGTGTTTTTGTAAGTCGGCCACAACCTTCATCTCATCAATTTTAACTTTACGTTCTGCAATAGCCGCGTCTTGAACATCTTTAGCTTTCTTACGTTCAACTTCAGCGCCCTTAATCTGAACTTCTTGTTGTTGCATTTGGATGATTGGGTCTTGTGCTTGTTGTTGCGCTTGAGCTTGTGCTGCTTCTTGCATGTGTTGTTGAGTCAACTGTTTACCAGCATCTGCAATTAAACGAGATAGTTGGATTTCGACTTCTTCTGTAAGCTCCTCACCCGGTGCAGTTAACGGTGCGCCCAATTGTTCCTCAATTTGTTTGCGGTAGTGGAAGCCCAAGTGTTCTGCAATATGTGCTTGTAATGACGCCATAATTTGCTGAGCTTGTGGGTTTTGACCAATAGTTTGAGCAATAACTGGGTCTTGCATAAACGCTTGGTGGGCTGCCAAGTGGGCCTGATGGTCTTGGTATATAAACGCTTTCATTGGTTTTGCAATCAATGCAGCCATGTTCTCTGATACTGGATCTTTTGGTTTCGCGTCTTCCGTTGTAGGGATGAGCTTATCTGCGTTCTTAACGCCTAACACCTCAATCATCTGGCGGTGCAGTTGTGGTAAGTCATATATCTGTGGAGCCGTTTGAGCCATCTGAAGTACCGCTTGGTACTGCACAACCCGTTGAGCCATGGTGCTGCTGTTCGGGTCAGATACTGGAATAACATCGACCATCGCGTAGTCTTGTTGGCGGGCACCATTTTCACCACGTTCTGGAGTGTATGCGTATTCTGTTGGGGCGTAATCGGCAATGATAACTTTAAGTAGTTTAAACTCTTGTTTCATCGCGTAGTGTACGCGTGCCTGTACTGCGGCCATCGGTTTTAGTGTACGTTCTAGGATAGCTAGGGTTGTACCCACCGGTGCGTTAGCACTCATATCAGATACGTTCATGTCACTGATTGCACCTAGACGACGGGCTTCTGTCGTGATTTTTTCTAGTAAGCCCATCAATACTTGGCTCGGCTCCTTGTATGGGAGCATCATGATGTTATCTTTAATAGCACCACTCGGGATATCTACATCGCGGAACTCACCCGGAGCAATCGGTGTATCATCGCCTTTAACTCGTAAGCCACGGGCTTTTAAACCACCGGGTAGATTTGACAATGTACCTGCATCGACCAACTGACGGATGATGGATGTACCCGCGCGTGCGTAGCCACCGATAATGTGAATTAGACCTAAACCATAGAACCCGAACCCAGGCACATATACATAGTGTACGAAGTGCTGACGTTTTAAGTGCAACTCATCTTCTGGGTCCCAGTTACGGCGTATAGATAGAACCTCGCCTGTACCCTTCTCGATAGTTATTACGTATGGGCGTGCGATTTCTTCTGCGTCGTCGTCATCCTCAGCGCCTTCAATAATTAAGTCTGCGTGTATCTCGTACAAGGCGTAGCGGTCATCATCAGTTACTGTGTAGCCACCTTCTTCTGCTTTTTTCTTCTCGATGTCTGTGTGGTATGGCGTCGGGTCACCCAAGTCTATCTCGCGGTAGAACCCTGCTGCCTGCAGCTTCTTAATCTCGTTTTCTGTCTTACGCATGATGTGCGTAACGCGTTCTGCTGTCTCAATATGTGACGCGCCGTATGGAACAATGACGTCTTCTGCTGATGTGTATATCGCTACTTGACGACCAAGTGTCGGGTCAAAGTAAACTTTCTTGAACGCTGAACCCGCTAGACCTAGTGAATACAACAAGCGCTCGTGCTCTGGACGATACTCGACCATGCGCTCTGTCAACTCGTAGTTCATGTCTTCCTGCACCCTGCTAGCCGCTTCGGTTTTTTCAGGTGTCTCTTTACCAATAATCTTAGTACGAACTGGACCTGCCGCTGGGAACGTCTCGCTCATGGCTTCTGCTTGGAATCGAATTGCGGCTTCTGCTAGCACAGTACTATACACACCACAAGCGTTTTCCCATGGTTCTGTACGGTCTTCGTACTTAAAGCCCAGTACTTCTAAGCCCTTAACATAGGTTTCGGCCCAGTCTTTACGGCTATTAATATCGGCATCGACAAGTTCTAATAGGTCACTAGCTAGAGAATTTAGAATGCCCTCGTCAAGCACTTCGGCTAGGTTCTCTTCAAACTCGCTGTCACCTGAACTGTACGATTCTTTTTCTAGCACGACTTCAACACCACCATCTTCTAGTGGTGTAATGTTCTCTGATTCGATTTCAAAGTCGGGCACATCCATTTCTATGTCCATCCCGTCATCTAAACCTTCTAGTCCTTGTGGGGCTTGATATAACCCTTTGTCCATATTTGTTGCCATAATGTATCCTTATTAATAGTACCCTGCGCGGCGGGATTTAAAAAATTTTACTTCTTCTGGTTCATCTGTAGGTAATGTAATAAATCCCCCTTGACGGAACCGCATTAATGCCATTACAGTAGAGTCAACCAAGTCATCATGTGACATAAACGGAAACCCTGCAACTTCTTCTACTAGTTCTTCTGCCCATCGGGTTTGTGGCACCCATACTAGTCCTGATGCTACAATATCTGCTACGGAGTTTAACCGTGCCAACTTATCCCCTGAGCCACGATGTGGTGTGTATTCTTGAACGGGCATTCCCATTCTTCGTAGTTCTTGGTATAGAGCTGTACCGCTAGACTTCTTCTCCACTATAAACGAGTCGGGCTCCCATTCGCTGTATTCTTCCATGGCTAACTTCTTAAGTTCTGGGAACTCTACACGCTTTTTAATAGAGTTAAGTAGTATAATACTATAATTATTGTCTTCTTCGTTAAAGAAAACTCCCCAAGTTGTCAAGGCTGTAAAGTCAGCTCGGTTATGTGATTCGGCTGCGGCATCCAGAGACATAATAACGTACTCACATTTCGGCGCCCGCTCCCCCTCCCAGATTTTCCACCAGTCACGTTTAACAATAGACGCTTCTTCTGATGTCGGATTCTGCTGGTACTGCGCGTTCCACTGGAACAGCGGCATAGACGCTTTAGTTCTTAACAAGTCGTCCAGTGTATAAAACTCAGACCACAGGGCTTTCTGCTCCAACTGGTGTGTAACCCTGTTTTCTACTTCTAATATGGCAGGAAACTCAACCACCTCGTACTGGTCAGACCCCTCGTTCATTGACATGTCCCGAGTCACTCTTCCCGTCAAGTCATCCAAGTGCCAACGAGTCTGTATGATTGCCACTCGCCCTCCGGGCATCAGCCGGGTACGCGCACCGTATGTGAACCACTCGTATGCTTTCTCAAACACATCGAAGTTACCATTAATAATGTCCTGCTCGTTATGTGGGTCATCAACTAATAATAAGTCTGCACCACGACCTGCTAACGCTGAACCCACCCCGCAGGCGTAGTACTCACCACCCATGTTTGTGTTCCATCGACCAGCTGACTTGTTATCTGACGCTAGCGTAACTGTGGGGAATATCTCTAGGTATGCTGGGGAGTCAATAATGTTTCGCACTTTACGTCCAAAGTCAACAGCCAAATCGGTGGTGTGTGACACCATCAGTACTTTCTTGTTCGGGTGCTTACCTAAGAACCATGCTGGGAAATATATAGAAACTAACTGACTTTTGCCATGACGTGGGGGGATGTTGACGCACACCCTGTCTTTTTTACCCTCGGCCAGCGCCATAAGTAAGTCACCCAATATCCTGTGGTGTTTACCAACCTTATAATCAGGCTGCATCTTCTTACAGAACTCAATCAGGTCATCCCGGCATCGTTGTGAACTAGTCCGTTTTTCTAGCGTACCTGCTATCTGTACTATTTCTGCTTGCTCATCAGGATCAAACTTGTCAAGATTAGCTAACATCTCATCAATTTCTTCTTCTGTGAAGTCAAAATCGTCCTGAATTGTCATTCTTCCCAACCCTCTAGTATGTCGTCGTACTCGATCGTCGCTTCTAGGGGCCTTTCTGTGCGTTTTAGCGTTTCTGACCCGGTTTTTTCCGGGTTTGACCCGGTTTCTTCAGGCATTTCGGTCGTTTCTGGGTCATTTTCTATGGTTTCAGGGGTGGGCTCCGGGGTTTCTTGTGGTTTTAACCCCAACTCCTCGTCGATATCTATAACTTCCCCATTAACTTCTATCTCGTTAGCTGTTTCCGGCTCAGGATTCATTATCTTGTTGAACTTCTCACGCAGGGTTCTACGTAAATCCTCTGTAGACTGGTGAGTTATCGTTACTTCTGACTTCTCTGTGAACAATCCAACGTCTGTTATCTTACCTAATAACTCTAACGCACGAATTCGCACCCTTGGGTCTGCATTGTCAGACTCTAATATAAGTTTGTTTGTTACTAGGCGACGTATTTCGGTGGCGTTGTTTACTATGGCATGGCTAAACTCATCTAAGATAGACCTAGTAAGTTGCATTGAAGCAGGGGTTAGCCTTGCAGCTCGTTTAGAGTTGACTGTTTTACTTGTGAGTGTTGGGTCTGCGGCGTAAGAACCTGCTAGTCCGGCCGCTATGTCGCGGTCTTCCGCATTGGGCGTTGTATCAAGCCCGTGTTCTTCTAATAAATCAGCCGTAGCAGCAGCTGCCTGGGCACGTTCGTGCAGGTCTATGATTTTTACTTCTGGCGTCATCGGCACGCCTACATCTGGGGTAAGCTCGATAGTCATATGTATGTATGTATGTGTCTTTTTGCAAGCCCGAAAGCCGGTAGAAGCACTATAACATACTAATAATAAAAAGAAAACCTAGGTACTTAAAAAATGAAGGGGGGCTTTGCCGAAATCAGTGGGGGTGGGGGTAAGTCGTTGATTTATATAAAATTTTTTGGTGGGGGGTACTATATTAGCATGGGGGGGGCATTTTGAAAAATAGGGTATTGCTCGTGCAGATTAGTAACCCCTAGGCGCACACGGGATGTTTGAGCTATAAGTGGGTCATGGGGTATGGGTGCGTAGCCAATAGCCACAATCCTGTTATACAGTGTATAACAGTTCACAATGTTAAATAAAGTTATGCTATCCCTTGCTAAGCTATGCCACGTTTGGTATAGTTCAATCACTGGCTCAGCACTCGCTAAGTCAGAACGTAGTATTACTTATAAAGGATATATCATGTCACAATTTAAATTAGCAACAACAACCCGCTCAGCTATTGCCGAGGCCGTATCAAGTGAACTAACCAATGAGCGCAAATGGCTCAAGGTATCAGACAGCCTTACGGCCGATGGTATCAGGCTCAGTATGATTGTCACCGAGGCCAAAGGCGGTAAGCCTGAAGTGCGCGAGGCCTTACGTGACGCCATCGTGATTGGTTTCAGCAAGACAGAGCAGGCTCTCTACAACCAAGACAGCAAGGCTCTGAGTGATGCGGACAAAGTCACTAAGCGTTATGTTCAGCAAAAAGTAGGTGTGATGCTGTCACGCATTGAGGGATACCTAGCCAAGGCTGAAGCCAAGGCCTCGGGTGACGTAGTTAAGTCAGCGACAACAGTATGGTCTCGGGCTCAGGATAATCTGACTAAGTTGTTGGATGCGGTGCAGAAGGCCGAGGGTGTTGCTGACCTTCATGTCGCTGATGCGATACGCACTATCAAGACCTTGAAAGGCTACTTACCGAAAGTTTAACCAACCAACCACGGAACAACCCCCCGCAAGGGGGGTTGCAATAACATGACAACACTAAATGATTTAGATGCAGATGCATTGTTGAACGATGCAGATAACGATGACCTCGCAGAACAAGATGCATGGGTATATGATATCAAAGTTTTTCAGACAGGCCGTCACTACTCTGACAAAGGTCAACGTATTGCCTACACATGGGATAATGACAACATATACTTTGTTGACGTTGACCGAGGCATTGACGGGGTTTACCCTAACGCACTACATGAAAAGTCAATCCCGCATTGGCAGATACTTGGTTTATATGACCATGGCAATTATCGTTATTTTGAGCGTGATGAATTACACATACGCGATGAATTAACCCAACACGCCTTATATTTTTAACCCAACCCAGTAAGACTAAGCCCCGCTTCGGCGGGGTTTTTTTTCGCCCATCACCCGCTCAATTCGGTATCGTTCCCACCTCGTTATAACATCCCACACCAAGACCCGTCAGACCCTTGCGGTTTTATATTCTCACTATTTAATCATGTCTATACATCCCAACACCTGATGCCAGTTTCTTAGAGCAGCTACGAGCCCGACCACGCGCAGAATAATACCGCCCGCTGTAAAACCTGTTATACAGTGTATAACAAAACATACTATGGATTGATGCCAGTTTCTAAAAGCAGCGACGAGCCCGAGACAGAACCCGAAGGGCGACGAGCCCGACATAAAGTTCTTTTTTGGTAAAGTTCATTAGTTCTTTTTTTGTAATTTCCTAATTTTCTTTTTTGTAATTTCCTATTGTTCCGTTTTGTTGATTTTATAAAGTTCTTTTTTTGTTAATTTGTATTGTTCCAAAAAATCACGTGGCTAACGTAATATGGTGTGATAAAGTTCTTGTAAAGTTCCTATAAAGTTCTTTTTTTTTTGCACGTAAGTGCTTGATTATTTGGATAAGTTCATTTGTTCCTTTTTTCTCAGGGTAGAGCCCGCGGGGTAAGTTTTCTCAGTTGAAATTTATGCACTTTAGTAAAGTTCCGTTAGTGTTTTTGCTTTGTTCTTATTTTTAACATTGGACTCTATTATTAGTAAAAAAGAACTTATGAACTTATAAGGATAATCAAGCACTTACACG